ATATTGTCTCTGGCGACTATGGCCGCGTGTCTTTGAATGCCTATGCTTATGACCAGGCAGGCAACAAGGGCGTGTCGTATGGCTTGAACAACATCATGCTTTTGTCAAAGGGTGACTCGCTGGGTGGTGCAAAGCCATCAGCGGCATCTGACTTTGGCGTGGTGGCCGGTAAAGCGCCAGCTGCCGAGTCAGTCGATAACGACTGGTGATTTGTCGATCAGCTTCTCAAGCGCCAAGTGCAATTGATTGACTGATGTCCACAATGGCTCCACAGTTCCACTCAGCCACCGGCTGACTTGGGACTGCTGGATGCCAGCCTCATCGCACACGGCAGACATGGTGATTTTGTGAGCCTTGGCCCTTGCTCTGATAGAGTGAATTGATTCCATGGCCGCATTCTAATTGCGCTATATGCAAAAAAACAACATGGACAGAATTACTTCTTGCAAGATAATTTAATTGTGTCATTGTTCGTAACACCGATTCAACTTAAACGAAAGAAACCGATGAAACCCGAAACCGAAACCCTCTTGGATTATTTGACTGCCATTGCCATTGGCGTTGGCATGGCCGCTTTACTTGTCGCATGGTGGTCAGCATGAGCCAAGTGAATGAATTTAAAAAACTGGCCCATGATGCCGGTCTTGACTGGTATGAAATTGGCAGTGCGACTTATGACTTTGCCGAACTTGTGGCCCAGCATGAACGCCAGGCTTGCATTGATTTGCTGATGGGACTGCATAAAGCTCAGAGTAACAATGGCAATCACAACTACTATCACTATGCAGCCAATGCCATAAAAGAATTAAGGAAACAAGCATGAACTACGGCCCAACACCCAGCTGCCCCAGAGGCTTGTTCCAGTTTGAGTGCTGCATTGAAGATGTGGACCTTATATGCTTTCTGGAATACAGCCCAGAAGAAAAGGGATCGGTCGATTCCCTTGGCTCACCTTATGAGCCTGACTTTGAAGAGTGCATGACGCTGAATAATGCATACATTGCCGACACTGATGTGGACATTGCCCACATGATCTTGCAAGGGTTTGTGGACCATATTGAAGTGTCTGCTTTGGCCAAATACCATGACAGATAAAGAATTGCCACTGGCCCTTGATGCCTGCCTTGACCTGGTCAAAGACTTACTCCACCCAGAAGTCTTTGGCCACTCAGTTCCAGCTGAAGTTAAAACCCGTGCATTCGTTGTCAAAACAATGCTGGAGCGCTTGAAAGCCCGAATGGAGACCAGCACATGGCCAGAGGCTTAAAGCCCCGTGTAGAGCCTGCCATCGAGGCAGCGCTTCAAAAGAAAGGCAATCTGTCAGACCTTGACTTGGCCAAGCTGTGCTTTTGTGCCAGGCGCAGTGCTGCGAGGGTTTTATTTGATATGCATCGGTTCGAGCTGGTGCATATCTCGGGCTATGAGTCAGTGCCAGCCAATCGGCAGTGGCGGCCCCTGTGGTCATGGGGTGAGGGTGAGGATATGCCAAGGCCACAAGAGGCAGCACCAGCCACAGAGAGAATGAGAAAATACCGCGACAAGATGAGTGCAGACGACAAAGACTTTGGCTTGGCCAGACGCAGGCAGAAAAGACGGGTTGTGAAACGCGACCCACTTGTGGCCGCGTTTTTTGGGGGTTAATAATGGAAATTGAAATACTAAAGCGCTTGCTTGAGCAAGCTCAAAACATTGAAGCGGAGACCGGACAAGCTCCAACAGCAGTTGAAGCTCTATCCTGGGCCATTGATGAAATCATTCACCAAAGAATGAATCATAAGCAAGCAGACCACCACCACTTGCAGCAGCCAGAGCAGCTGCCAGTTTAGGGTCTACAAAGCCGGCATGGGCTTGGCCGCGAATGATCATGTCTCGCGCAGTTTCTGGGGTTACATTCATTCGCTTGGCAGCCTTGTCAATTTGCTGAGATAGCAATTCCAACTTAGACGCGCCAATTGGTGATGTCACGCCAGTTGCACCAGAGCCAGCGCCCCACACAATAGCTTGTGCAGGCACTGCCTCAAGATTCATTGGCCCAGCCACTTCATTCTTCCACCATGGTCCAAGCGCTGTCATTTCTGGAACGCTAGCGCTTGCATTTGGCACTGATGGAACACCTTTTTTGGTTGTAGCGCCACGCACATCAGGCAGTCCAACTAGGCGCGACCAGTGCGCATCGCCAACTGGCCACTGGGTTTGGAATCCTGTTTGTGGCACTCCAGACGCATGGATATAGCTTGGCACTTTGGCCGATCCCATATCAAGAGCGCCAGACTCTACATACTTTGACATTGGGCCACTGTGGGCTGTGCTGTGATACGGGTGGCCAATAATGGCGCGCATATCTTGGGGGAAATCTTTACCCCTTCTAAATTCAGCCAAGCCACCAAACTTTTGGAAATCACTAAATCGACCTTGATTAGCCAACCAGTTGGCGGCAGTGCCGCGGTTAAATTCTGTCAGCACCTCACTGCCTGGTGAGGCCATGCCGGTCAATGCGTTAAATTTGTTGTACTCAGCAATTGCTTGCTGTGGACCATAGATTTGTTCAAAACGCTTAAACAATGGGTCCATGGTGTACCAGGCTCCCATGCCTTTGTACAGTTCTGGATATTGCTCTGCTTCGCCAATGATGTTTTGCAGGCGCTGAGTATTGCGCGGATTTGTGACTTCGCCTGCATGGGCTGCACCTTTAGCGCCAGCAGCTGCTTTAAATGGTCTGGTTGTAATGTTGCCTTGGCGCTGACCTTGTTGTGACATTTGCCACAGATCATCTCTGGTCACACCAAAAAGCTGCTTCATTATTGGGTCTTCTGGGGCCACTCGCTTTGCAGCTTCAGCAACAAGCTCTTTGGGATTTTTATAAATCTCAGGATAAGCCAGGCGCTGTGGCCGCATGACAGTTGCATCTTTTTTAGTGATGCCTTTGGTCATCCCGACTGGGGCAAATGACAATGGGCCAGCCATGGCCATTTCGGTCAGTTCAGACAAAGCCTTTTTGTCTGTGACTTTGGCTATATTTTTTGGATCGCCAAATGCCTTGTCATAAAGGTCTTGAAACTTTTTGTCTTTCTCTTCAATACTTAACAGACCTTGTTGGATTGCCCTACCCGTACCCTGCAATTGCTGAGTACGTCTGGGGTCTTGCATATATTGCAAAATGTCATCTAATAAGCCTGCCATGTTTATTCCTTATTGGCTCAATAGACCAGGTCTTGGCATTGTCGCGCCAATGTAGCTTGCACCATAAGGCACAGTCTTTTCAAGCATTCTCGCACCAGCCGCCACGGCCTGCTGCAATCTAGCCATTCCGCTTTCATCGCGCAATGCCTTGCGCACAATCTCTGGGTCTTCTGAGATCAAAATCTGAGCCACACGCTGGCGATCTTGCTCTGACATTCCCTTGTTGGACTCGCCCAACATCTTGTTGACAATTCTCAGTCCAGCCAATGGGTTGCCACTGACAGCATTGGCCACCTCATCAGCAGTGATGGTCGAACCAATTTTTGCAGCTTGCAAAAGTGATGACGCTGTGTCTGGACCACCAAGAACCCTATTCTTAGCGACTTGTGACTGGGCCGCTGTGCCAATGCGGGTCAAGATGCCTTCAAGATCATCACTAGGATAAATGGTGCGCAAGATAGCGCCTTCTTTTGTTTCTGGATTATTAAAAACACCCATCATGCTTTTGGCGCGACCAGTCCCCATCTTGGCTCGTATGGCATCCATAGCGCCAGCCCTAAACGCATTGACTGCGCCAGGATTGCTGGCCATGTCTTCCATCATTATTTGGACTTCGTCTGCGCTCTTGTTAAAGATGGTGCGGCCTTCTTTGAATGCTTCCCTAGCGCTTCTGAGCTGTGAGGCTTCAGCACGGGTTGCAGCCAGCCTTGGTGATGATGAATCAATAGCATCTCTCAAAGCTCCCTCAACGGGTTTAAGAGCTGCTCCAACACCACCCTTGCCACTTGTAAAGGCAGAGTCAATTGAAGTCTGAATGCCTCGTCTGACGACTTCAGCATCTTCCAATGTTGGCGCTTTGGCAAACACAATTTCGCCATCTTTGTCAAAAGAGAAAAATGGCTTCTTGCCTGTCTGGGCCGTGTAGATTGCATTGATGTCTGCAATGGCCGTTGGCGATCTTTGCAGTGCGTCTTTAAGACTGACCAATAAGTCTTGGCCAATGATGCCGCCAGTGCCATAAGAGTCTTTATAGGCTTTGTTTTCCAATGCCCTGGCTTCGTCATTAGTTGCGCGATAAAAACGCAACACATTTTCATTCTGTGGCCGTGGTCCCATAAAGTTGGGGTTAAGGCCACTGACCAGTTTTTGCTGCATATCTGTCAATGCTTCTGTGCGCAATTTGTCTGGGCGTGTAGACAAAGCGCCTTGAATCGTTGTGGATGCCTTGCCGCCTTGGGTATACAAAGCACGCACAGCTTGCAGTAGTGTTTGGTTTTCGGCCAAGATTTCACCGCTGGCAATGCGTTGCACAAGCTCGTCTGTGGTTAAGCCAGTCTGTTCAGCCAGCCGCTGAATTTCAGCCTCTGCTGCCTTGCCACCGCGGCCACCGGACAATCGCCTAGCAGCATCGAGCGTCATGTCTGTGAGCTTGCCAACACCCATGAATCCAGCCTGCACCACTGGTGCAATAGAAGCGCCCATCATTGTGGACTGAGGCACTCTGGCCGCACGGGCTGCAAAGTCGCCCTCGCCTGTCATAAAGCCTGTAACACCACCTTGAGCGCCACCAAGCGCTGAAGTTCCGGCCAATGCCCTGACCAATGGCGCGACACTGGCTGCCATGCGTGGACCAGTCAATGGTGCAGCTGTGCCACCAGTGGCCGCAGTCAATGCAGCCGCTGATCCAATACCGCCAAGCGCTTCATAACCTAATGCTTCAAATGGAGCTTGTGCTTGATAAGCCTTCATCTTGCCTTGAATTTCAGCAAGCACTTTGTTGTAGTCTTCACCAGTTACTGAAGCGCGCAAACGCGCTTCCATCTCGTCAGCAGAGCCAAGGGTCACGCCCTGCGCAAGAGAGCGCAGGCGTTGGGTTGGCGCTTGTGGCAATGGCTGGGACAATGCTGGCGCTGGGGCAGGGCGATCAATGTCTAGACTTTGAGACAAAATGCCTTGAAGAATTTGCAGTTTTTCATTAGATAGGCCAGAGACATCTCCAGCCTTAATCTTGAGTAGCTCTTCGTTTGTGAAACCTTCCAGTCCGGTGCTCATCGTTGGCCTCCAGGAGAATTCAATTGCAATTGTCTGTTAACAGCATCTAGCAATGGATTGCCACCACCACCACCACCGCCATAAGGCGTGATTTGGTACATGGGCGCAAATTGCTCAAAGCCTGGTATTTTCATTGCTCGTTTCAAATAATCTTCTTGCGTTGCCAAACGGCTTCTTGCGACTCTTTGGGCCGTTGACAATGCTTGCTTAATCTCAGCAGCGCTTAGTGTTTGATCACCAGCAGCTGCGCGTCTAAGTATTCCGCGCTCACCTTCGGTCAATGATCCTTGGCCACGCATTTGGGCCGCTGCATCCAGCTCTTGCTGGGCCAAGCCTTGGACCACAATTCTGGTGTTCGATAGTTGTTCATTTGCGTCAGCACCAGCAACACCTAGTTGCTGACCGATTCTGAGCATGGTAGTTCTGTAATCAGCGGCTGGCCCAAGAATAGCCTTATCAAGCGCAGGCAGCATTCTGTCTACATTTGCCAATGTATCGTTTGCAGACCTTGCACCGGCTGTTAAATCCCCCAAGACTTTGATTGTTTCAGTTCCAGCACCAGCCAAGAATTGAGATGGTCCAGGTGGTAATTTCACATCGACTTTTGTTGTTGGTGCAATTTGCCTGCGATACTCGCCAACTTGACCAATGCCTGCCGGACCAGTTCCAGCCAATGTCTGGCCACCAATGTACTCCACAGCGCGAATGTCAGGTGACTGGGCCTCATAAGGCATAACCCCTTGGGCAATGCGTGGTTGGCCTTGCTTGTTGTACTGGACCATAACAGTCTTGCCATTCATCATCACAGGCGTTGGAGCGCCATATTCTTCAGCAGCTTGAGACATCTTCAAAATTTCAGGCAAGCCCTGCTCTGGCTTCATCCCAGACAATAGCGCACGTTGCGTTTGATTCAAGAACGAAAATGGGCCACCTTGTTGTTGTGCTGGTGCAGCACTCATCAATGCAGCACGATCAGGCGTTGGGCCGACTCGGCCAGCAGTTTGAACTGGTGCTGCAAGACTAGCTTGAGCTGGTGTTAGACCACCAGGCGCGGCACTAGAAAACAAATTGGTGTATGCCGTTTGACGCGCAGTTTCTTGCTGCATCTCTTTAAGTTTTGCACCAAGCAGCAAATCTTGAAAAGACCCAGCTCTTGCCTGCTGATAGCCTTGCTGGCCAGCCTGCAAAGCTGATCCAAGCGCTTGGCCCATGCTGATGGGGGTTGTGCTTCGGCCACTGGCTTGCAGCAATGCACCGGCTGCTGACAGTGCAGCATTACGGCCCAAGAGCTTACGCTGATCTTCTGTCAGCAATGCATCAAGCCCCGTTGGAGTTGCACCAGGCATCCCACCAAACAGATTGCCTAGACTTGCAAAGTCAAATTGAGTAGCCATATTTCCACCTTATTCCAATAAACCTCTAAGGCGAGTATTAACCACATCGCCTCTGCTCATCATGTTAGTTGATCCTGTATCTGGTGCAAGCAAAGATGCAGCCCTCATGGCCCGTCTTTCCTGACCAGGCTTGATGGCCAGTTCTGCCACCGGTGTTCCAGCTCTGTCCATGGCCACCGCCACGTTGTCAAAGCCTTTAGCCTGATCGTATGAATAACCAAACAGTGCCATGCCAACATCACGCTCAGACCCTTGGTCAATGATCTTGACCTTTGCAGGGTCACTGGTGATCACCACACCTCGGCTTGTCTGAGCCACTGTCAACCCGTCAGGGATGCGAGATGGCATCGGTGATCCAGGCGTGATCAGGATGGTGTCACGCTTGCTTGATGGATCAAGCAAAGCCATGAGCTGCGCGTCAGCGTAGCGTTGTGGCTCTGGGGTTGGGTTGTTGGGCATATTAGATCAAGGCCGCCAATGCACCAAGGCCAGCGCCAGTGCCTGCTGTCAGGCCAGCAACACCAGCCAATTGAGAGCCAGCCAAAGCACCACCAAGTAGTCCAGCACCAACATTCTGGGTGTATGGGGTTTGGCTTGTCATGCCAAGATTTGCTGGCTGCGCACCAAGACTTGATTGAACCACGCCAAGACGCTGCAAACCGATATTGCGGATTGCATCCATTTGTTGCTGGTCCAAAGCCTGACGCGCACCGCCAGCACCCATGACCGCTTGAGCGCCACCAAGACGCAATGCTTGTTGCTGTGCAGCCAAACTGCCTAGCTGGCTTGCACCACCTAATCGCAATTGAGCGCCCTGCAAGCCTGCTTGCTGGTTAGCAATGTCGGCTGCTGATCTGCGGCCAATGTCAGCCTGCTGCATGGCCATGGCCTGATTAAATGCCTGCTCGTTTAATGTTGTCCCAAGGTTGGCAGCCTGCTTGGCAAACCCTTGGTTTGTCAGAGCCTCGGCCACACCTTGGCGTGATCCACCAAATGCACGGGCAGCTGTGGCGCGCTCACCAGTCTGTGCAATGGCAGCGCGTCTTGCAGACTCCAAATCAGCCAATGCATTTGTGCGCACTGCCTCTGTATAGGGGTTCATGTAACTGGCAATAGAGCCTGGTCCAGTCATCCCAAGATTGGTCTGCTGCGCTGTGACTTGACCAGGCTGATACATACCGCCATAAGCCGCCATTTGCGCGGCCAAGTCTGTGCCAGTAATGCCTGGGCCAGCAAGGCCCGTGTTGACCAGAGCCTCCTCGCCTGCCTGGTACATTGGGTTAAAGCCAGCAATCTGCTGGACTGGCAATGCACCGGCCACACCTTGGGCTTGCTGAAAGTTCGTTAAAAATGCTTGCTTGATCTGGGGATCAATTTCGCTTGTTGATGTTGTTGTTCCACCTTTGGACATATTCTTTCCCCTTAAAACAGCAATGATTTTGCTTTTTTGACCGGCACTTTGCCTTCATTGATCATGTCCAAAAGTCCCTTGCCGTATTTATCGACAGAAGATTTTTTGATGACATATTCACCTTTTTGCAAATAGCCCGCACCATCATCTGGACCTGGAGGATTTGGACCAATAAGACCTTGAACCATGCCGCCTTTTGCAAACGCAACATCACCAGCAGCGCCAGTGCCTGGCCCTCCACCAGTATTTCCATCACTACCACCGCCACCACTGTCACCACCACCACCACTTAAATCACTACCAACAATATAGTCTGTTGGTGCTAATGATCCGGCAAGTCGCGCAGCCTCTTTGACATTCTCATAAAGCATGGGGTTATAGCCACCCATTTGGGTATTGGCCACAATACCAGCATAAGGATTCACAAATTGAGGGCTTATTGCTCTAATCTGTGAATAAGGTGATGCGCCACCAGCTGTGACAGCAGGGTTGTACTGAGCGCCAATGGGAATGCCCATGTAGTTCTGGAAATTCTGAGCCAGACTTTGTGGCTGATAGTTCGGCATGGCTGGAGCGCCCATAGACTGGGGCTGCATTTGAGACTGAGACAACAGACCAGTATTTGCAAATGGCCTGTAAGCATTCACATTCTGAGTGATTAAATCAGTAGGGTTTTCAGCGACATATTGGCTAACAGACCTATTAAATGAAGCGCCAAAATTCTCAGGTGTCAATGTTCCATTTATCAATGCATTGGTCCAAAAGTCAACACCAGCCTGGTCAGCTTGATTGGGCCTAGAGCCAATTCCTGTTCGACCAATGTTTGCATAGGCATCCAAAACCAATTGACGATAACGCGCTGAATTATCGACAACATTACCGCCACCACCAGTGACAACATTGCCACCACCAGTCACAACATTGCCACCGCCTGTGGTCGTTGCCCTCTGTGCATCAATCTGCGCAGCAAGTGTTGGGTTTTGCGCTCTGGCTTCATCAACGATTTGATTAAAGTTTCCAAGTCCACCTTGCATCCAAAACTGAATTGCGTCTTCAGTTGGCGTAGGTGTCGCCTTTGGATTGGCTGCATACGCTGCTAATACTTCTGCTCTTGTTGCCATAGTCTTTCCCCTATAAGTCCTTTGCAAGTACAGCCCATTGTGGACTGTAACCTTCGTCTTTCAAAAATGTCTTTGCCCAGCCTCTTCGGCCTGCCAAAGTCACCCTGGTGCATCCAACAGATTTGCCCCAGGATTCGATCAATGGTCGCATCCGTGAGAGTTCATCTAGGTCGCCACCAGCCAGAAAATAATGCAAATTCTTGAGCCTGGGGTAGACAATGATCTCTGTCAATACGACCGAGTCCTTGGCTGGCCACAGCTGTAATCTGTGATCCTCAACCATCTCGGCAATATCATCAAAATTATGTGTGCCTCCAGAGTATTCTAATGCCGCCTCAACGTGTTGGCGCAGCCTTTCCAAATGCTCTTGGTCGCTCATCTTTTACCTGATGGCACGGCCTCAAGTCTCATTGTGCCAATGCGCCAGTCAGCCAAAGTATTGCCAGTCACCTTCATATTGACTTGCCGACCAGAAAACCTCACTGAAGTTGGGTTGGCTGCCGTATATGGGCCAAATGTAGACTCAGTGCCTGTAGGATAAAGACGGGTTTTAAAAGAAACCACCGCCTCACCCAATGTCTGCTCATCTGGCACAACTTGACGCACAGACATGATGTTGTCGCCATTGCCAATCTGTATCGGGCCAGACTCAGCAAACAGTGTTGCGCCATCGTAGTCAAAGCCGACCTCATGCTCGTTGACTTCACCAGCCTCATCGACCATCAGTGGCAGCGTGAAAACACCAGCGTCAGTGCCTGATAACCGCGCCAATGTCCCAATGTTCCAGTGATTTTCGCGGTAGTTAAAGGTCACATACGAATCATTCTCGATGCCTGCACTGCTGGGATAAAACCACCAAATCTCACCGAACTTGGAATTGTGGACCGCATGGACCTTTGACCGCTGGTCCAAATTTATATTGCTAAAAACAAAGTCTGAGACATCGCAGGGTAAAGGCTTGGCATAGCCGTCATAAATCCAAAAGCCTGACTTACTCATCCAAATGGCTGCCGTATCGATGGCGGCCACCGCTTGAGCCGAAATGAGACCGCAGCCAGAGCCAGCCTTCTCAAAGCCATAAATGAATGGTGCGCCAACGTATTGAGCCGTGTGGACATCCACATCTGTAAACAATAAATTGATACCCTTGACACGTTTACCAGCCATCAGACTGCCAGCGGTTGTCAGCTCATAATCGCCTGCCTGGTTGTCGCCTGCCGGTGTCCAAAGGGTATTGTCCTCTTGATCGCACCACTGCACTTTTCTTGGGTTTCCACCAGCGCCAAGTGCAAACAGGAATCGCTCGGCAGTTACCAAAATGGCAGTGTTGCTCACTGGCGCGTTGGTAATGACCGCAGCCAATGTGGGTGTGGCAAAGCCTAGCTGCCACTCGTAAATCTTGCCATCGTAGTCCGAACACCCGACCAAGTATTCGCCCCAAGTGTCCAGGCTCCAAGTGGTGGCTATGTTTGCCGATCCAGTGTCTGGCCGTGGCACACCATAGGCAAAACTTCCATAAAGGTTTTTGCCATATCCAGTGGTGCTTGTTGCATCAACAAAACCAGGTGTAAATCCAGTGGGTGTGATGTCTTTTAAAACACCCAGCACATCCATTGCAAAGAGCTTGGAGTGAGTGCCAAGGCCAATGTAAGAGTCGGCATTGTTGTCGCGCCAAGTGATGATTGCCCTGCAAGCGCCCGTCACAGTTGATGCAGACTTTGCCCTCCAGCCATTGACAGGTCGGAGTGTGTTTTCGTACCAGCGCACAAGGTTGGCATCGTTCCACCGGCCAGCAGATTGGTATTCTGTGCCGTTTCGGTAAACACCTGGGGGTAGTTTGATGGGTATGTACATGGCTAAATTGTAGGTAGATTTGAGACAAAAGACACAGTGACAATGGCTGATGGCACTGCTGGCCGTGTTGGGCTGGAACCGGCAGCAAAATGCTCTAGCGTCACATT